TTAACGGGCGGGAAAACGGGTTAGCGCCGTGGTCACTTTTCTAAAGTGTTGTTCAAGCCTACGCTGCTTTATGCGACCCGCCCACCACCTGGAGCACACAAATGAGCATTTTTGACGTATTGAAGAAAACCAACATCTTTCCCAGGGTTCGCAACGCCGACCCCAACACAAGCGCCGAGGCTGCTGACAAGGCCGGTAACCTGTCCATACAGCATGGGGAAATCATTGTTCAGGCTCTGGTTGCCTACGGGCCAATGGGCAAGGATCAGATTGCCGAGGTGACCTATCTGGACGGAAACCAGGTCGCCAGACGCATGAAGGAACTAGAAACTCTGGGGTTAGTCCATTTGACCGGGCGCACCGTAAAGAACAAATCAGGCCGTCAGGAACGTGAGTGGGCGGCTACAATGTGTGCTTGACAAGTCCCTAGATTTGTCGAAAATTGAATTTCCCACAACCTTGCAAGGAATCAAAATGGGCAAAATGGACAGCATGAAAGGTGTTAAGAGCACCACCGGCGCAATCCCTCCCAAGGGCGCAACCTCCAGCGATATGTCTGGTGAGCGCAAGGGCAAGATGGTAGGCGGCGTGGCAATGGGTATGGAAGATGCAACGGGCGCTGACAAGCAGTTCAATACTGGTCGCACCCCCGGCGTTTGCTACACCCACACCCGTAGCGAATACCGCTAAAACGAGGAACGCTAGGGAATGCCCTCCCTAACGTCCTCTAAACTCAACTGATAAGGAGTTGAATCTGTGAATCATTGTAGCGATTGTCGGCACTTTGTCGATCAAGAGATCATGGGTCAATGCCGAGCCCATCCACAGTTTTTCCACAAACACCGAAACGATTGGTGTGGAGAACTGTCACCAAAGCCGCTGCCAAACACCACGGTCACGGTGTCTGCTGGTAGCGCGGTCATTCTGCCCGTTGTAGACGCAATGACGGAGCCAAAAAAACGCAAATACACCCGGAGGCAAGATGCTAAAACCTCTGCGTGACAAGATCATTGTTAAGCCAGCACAGCGTTTCCAGTCTGAATTCTTGGATTTAAGCCAGGTTCAGGGCGTAGAAACCGTGGGATTTGTGGTCGCCGTTGGCCCAGAAGCCGAGGATGTTGGCCTGAATGTTGGCGACAAGGTGCATTTTGGTACTGTTGCGGCAGATGCTGGCAATGAATACCTAAAATTTGAAACTGTAAAGATTGACGGACAAAGCCATATCAAAATGTCATGGCAAGACGTTTGCTTTGTTGAGGAACAAGAATGACCAAAGAACTTATCCAGACTCGAATCCAAGACCTGATTGCCAAAGGCAAGGAATTGGAGCAAACTGCTCACCAGACCCAGGTGCAATTGCAGCAGATCAATGGTGCATTGCAACAATGCCAATGGTTTCTGACTGAACTGGAGAAGCAAAATGCCCCTACAGAAGTCCAAGACTGAAAAAGCCTTCAAAGAAAACATCAAAGCCGAGGTGAAGGCAGGGAAACCTGTCAAACAGGCGGTTGCGATTGCTTACAGCACCAAGCGTGAAGCTGAAAAGAAGGCGAAAAAGAAATGAAAAAGCACGACAAGTCCATTCCCCACAAGACCACGGGCAAGGACAAGACCTACAACCCGACCGAAAAGGGTGCGGGGATGACGGCAAAAGGTCGTGCTGAATACAACGCCAAGAACAACGCCAACCTGAAGCCGCCAGCGCCTAACCCCAAAACCAAGAAGGACGAGGGGCGTAAAGCCTCTTTCTGCGCCAGGATGGAAGGGGTAGTCAAGAACGCCAAAGGCCCGGCAGAACGTGCCAAAGCCTCTCTAAAGAACTGGAATTGCTAATGAAACCCGGACTTTACGCCAACATTCACCGAAAGCAAGAGCGCATAGAACGGCAAAAGGCAGAGGGAAAGCCTGTGGAAAAGATGCGAAAGCCTGGTTCAGAGGGTGCGCCGACTGCTAAAGCATTCAAAGAATCGGCAAAAACTGCCAAAAAGAAGTAAAGTTATCATGTTGGGTGTTAAGCCAGCATTCGAGGATGTCAATGTGGGGTGTTTTCTGGCTTTCCATCCTGCCTAGTTAACGACCAAATCGAGCCCAACCATGCCTACTTTAGCCGACATTTACAGCGCAATAGGAACTGCCAGACGCAAGGCGTCAGACTTTGTGCAGAACCCTATGACCAGTCTGCAACAGATGGCTGGTAATGCCAATGACCGGGCTAGGGCATTGAATGAGATGACTGCGGCGGCGGCAGAGGAAAAAGAACTCTACGGGCCAGCAAACCGGGCGCTTGGGGCTAAGTTAGCAGAGGCTTACAACCCTATGGGGATGACTGTTTACCACGGCAGTCCTCATCTCTTTGAGCGTTTTGATCTTGGAAAAATGGGTAGCGGAACTGGGCAACAAGTCTATGGAAAAGGCTTGTATATGGCTGAAAATCCTGCGACTGCACAAAAATATCAAAAAAACGTCAAAGATTTAGAAAATCCGGGCAATTTATACAAAGTTGATCTTCCAGACACTCATGTCCGCAGGATGTTGGACTTTGATGAACCATTGAAAAATCAACCTAAGAAAGTTAGAGATTTGGCTAAATCGCTTAATCTAGACTTGAATGATCTTGGTGGCGATTTGCTTGAAAGAATTGGAAAAGGCGAACAAGGCAAAAAGATTCTTCAAGACGCAGGAATAACAGGCATTAAGTATTACAACGAGATGAGTGGCGGCAAAGATTTGTGGAAGCGAAATTTCGTAGTGTTTGACCCGAATCACCTGACCATCCTTGAGCGAAACGCTGAAAATATCAAATGACTGAAACAGCCGAAAAACGCCCTGTTGGACGTCCAAGTCTCTACGATCCTGCCTATTGTGAGCAGGTAATAGAGTTGGGAAAGATTGGCAAGTCAACTGAGGCAATTGGCGCTATTTTGGGCGTTGGAACTAAAACTTTATACAACTGGCGGGATCAACATCCAGAGTTTTTACACGCCTTGGAACTTGCCAAGGAGTTTGAACTCCAATGGTGGGAAGACATAGCCCAGACCCACATGGTCGAGAACAAGGAAAGTGATCGATTGAACGCAACAATCTGGTCACGGAGCATGGCGGCAAGATTCCCAAAGAAGTACCGGGAACAGGTGAAACAAGAGATTACGGGTGCGGATGGTGCGCCTTTGCTGAACGCAATCCAAGTCTCTTTCATCAAGCCAGATGAGTAACGTAGCAGACGTCAAGTTCCCGGTTAAGCTGGAATTCCTATTCCGCAAAAGCCGATACAAATGCGCCTGGGGTGGTAGGGGCGGCGCAAAGTCTTGGGGGATTGCTAGGGCACTTCTGATCCTTGGGGTAAAGAATCCCCTACGAATCCTGTGCGCCCGTGAGTTTCAGACCTCGATCAAGGATTCCGTCCATAAGTTGCTGTGCGACCAGATCGTTTCCATTGGGTTAACGGACTTCTACGAAATCACCCAGAACAGCATTCGGGGCAAGAACGGGACGGAATTTGCCTTTGTTGGCCTGAAGAACAACGTAGCCAACGTCAAGTCCTATGAGGGTGTGGACATCTGTTGGGTGGAGGAAGCCCAGACAGTTAGCCGCAACTCCTGGAACGTCCTAATCCCGACCATCCGTAAGGAAGGCTCGGAAATCTGGGTTAGCTTCAACCCGGAACTAGAGACAGACGAGACATATCAGCGGTTTGTGGTCAACCCGCCTGATAACTGCGTATCGGTCAAGATCAACTGGAACGATAACCCGTGGTTTCCTGAAACCCTGCGGCTGGAGAAGGATAGCCTCAAGAACCGCGACCCTGCTGCCTACAACGTGGTTTGGGAAGGTTTGTGCCGCCAGACTGTGGATGGGGCTATCTTTGCCCGTGAAATGCAGATGGCTGACTTGGAAGGACGCATTACCAAGGTCGGCTATGACGCTACGAAGCCTGTTCATGCGATATTCGACTTGGGATGGGCAGACGCCACGGCAATCTGGTTCCTACAGTTCATTGGGATGGAAACCAGGCTGATTCGGTACATTGAGGGCAACCAGAAAACCATGTCCGAGTACCTTGCCCAGATGCAGACATTCGGTTATGTTTACGATACTTTGTGGCTCCCGCACGATGCCCAGAACAAAACGTTGGCAGCAAACGGCAGGAGCATTGAGTAAATCGTACGGGCGGCTGGCTACAAAACGAGGATTCTGGACAGGGTTCCGGTGGCTGACTCAATCAACGCTGCCCGAACAATGTTCCGAAATTGCTGGTTTGATAGGGAAAATTGCCACGATGGTCTACAATGTCTCAGGCATTATCGGTACGAAGTTGACCCAGAAACGGGCCAATTCAGCCGAAATCCATTGCACGACCACTATTCACACGGCGCGGATGCTTTCAGAATGATTGGGCTGATGGTCAATGAACCCAAGCAACTGAGGAAGGTTAGACCAATGCAAAACGCGCCACTTTCTTACGGATGGATGGGCTGATATGGCTGAAGAAAATGGTAGCGACTACAACCCTCTAATCGAGGAAGCAAAGCAATTCCTGAAACTTGCCAACGATTCTGACACCATGAATCGGCAAGAAGGGTTGGAAGATTTGAAGTTTGTAAACGGCGACCAATGGCCCGTTGAACTGCAAAACAGCCGAAACCTAGAATCCCGCCCCGTCCTAACGATCAACAAACTGGATGGCTACTGCCGCCAGGTGGTCAACCAAATCAGGCAACAGCGCCCTCGTCCCAAGGTTCATGGGATGAACTCCCAGGCCGACTCCAAGGTTGCCCAAGTCCTCCAAGGCATCATTCGCCATATCGAGGCCAATTCCAACGCAGACAACGCCTACGACAATGCCGTTGACTATGCTGTTCGCATGGGTTGGGGCTACATCCGTCTGCGTACCGATTACTTGTCTGAGGATACGTTTGAGCAGGAAATCTACATTGACCCGGTAGACAACCCGTTCACCGTCTATTACGACCCGAACAGTATCCTGCCTGACGGCTCTGACGCCGAGCGTGTGCTTATCACCACCATGATGAGCAAAAAGGCATTCTCCGACCAGTATCCTGACGCAGAGGTTGATTCCTTCCAGCAGCGCGGGACGGGTGATGCCCAATCCGAATGGATCACCAAAGAGGACATTCGCCTTGCCGAATACTTTTACACGGTTCGCAAAGAGACTGAACTCATCATGTTGTCGGATGGGACTACTGTCTACAAAGAGGAGTTGCCATCAGATGAGGTTCTGGAAGCCGCTGGCATCACCATTCTGGACAAGCGCCGCACCGTCAAGAAGGAAATCCGGTGGTGCAAACTGACCGCCATTGAGGTGCTTGAAGAAAAGGTATTCCCTGGGCGATACATCCCGGTGATTCCGGTTTACGGGCGTCATGTCGTTATTGGCGACAAGCGTAAGAAGTTTGGCATGGTGCGTCACGGCAAAGACGCCCAAAGGATGTACAACTTTTGGCAGACCAGCCTGACCGAATCTGTGGCGCTTGCACCAAAAGCCAAATGGCTAATGGCAGAGGGTCAGGACGAGGGCCACGAGAATGATTGGGCACAGGCTAACGTCAAGTCCTACCCCGTCCTACGATACAAGCAGACGGATATTGATGGACGCCCTGCCAACCCGCCCCAACGCCTTCAGCCCGAGCCGCCAGCCAATGGCATCATGCAAGCGACTGTTGCGATTGATGAGGACATCAAGACCCTGATGGGCATCTTTGACCCGGCGCAACTGAAGCAGGGCAACATCTCTGGCAAAGCATTAAATGGTCAGCAACAACAGATTGACCTAACGAACTTTGACTTTTACGACAACCTGACTAAATCCCTGGCTCACGTTGCTCGGGTCATCCTTGACCTAGTTCCCACGATCTACGACACCCAACGGGTGCTACGGATCATTGGTGACGATGGCAAGCCTGAGATGATTACGGTGAATGAGAAGGACGCCGTTGGTAAGATTCTGAATGACGTTACTGTCGGTCGCTACGATGTGGTCATGGAAACCGGCCCTGGCTACAACTCCAAGCGCCAAGAGGCTGTGGAAGCCATGATGCCGCTTCTGTCGGGCAATAGCGAACTGTTCAACGCCGCCTCTGATCTAGTGTTCCGTAACATGGATTTCCCCGGCGCAGACATGATTGCCGACCGCCTCGCCGCCCTGAATCCTCTGGCCCAGATTGACGAGAAGTCTGACATCCCGCCCCAGGTTCAGATGCAACTCAAGCAAGCCCAAGAGCAGGTCAAGCAGATGCAACAGCAGATGCAAGCTATGCAGATGGCAATGAAGCAACGCGCAGACATTGAGCAGGTCAAGCAAGACGCTGAAACCAAGCGCAAACTCATGGATGTTACGGCACGCGCCCACAACACCGAAACGATGGCAGAAGTGCGGGTCAACGACCAGAATACTCGCTCGATTACGTCCCAGAATAAGACGGAAATTGATGCGATTGTTCAGCTTCTGTTGCACAACATGGACACAGCACGCCTGAATGCGGAGATTGACCGCAGGAACGCCGAGCAGATGGGATTTGCCCAACTAGCCGCCCAAGACATTGAGCATGGTGCTAATCCGTTTACAGGTGGCTTGACGCAGTAACCAATTAGGTCTATATTGACCAAGCCTACCCGTGGGTTTCACGGGGTAAATTCTTAGGTATTACCTATGTCTGAAGAAAAAAGTGCTGGCTCAGTAGTGACCAGCGAAAACGCAGCGGATTTTTATGCAGAGAGATTAGGTTTAGCCGAAAAGCCTGTCAAAACTGTGGCTGAAGAACCTGAAAAGGCAGACGCAGAGCCGGTTGAGACTGAGGAACGGAGTGAACCTACTGAAGCAGACGCCGCAAAACCGCAGGAGGAACGCAAGCAAAATCCAAAACTTGAAAAGCGTTTTTCGGAAATAACTCGCCAACGGGAAGAAGCGCGTAAAGAAGCGCAACGGGAACGTGAAGCGAGGATGCAACTGGAAGATCGGTTGAGGCAGTTGGAGCAGAAAGCCGCACCACAAGTGCAGCAACCTAGCGATAGCAAACCCCGACCAGAGCAATTCAAAGATGCCTTTGAATATGCTGAAGCTCTAGCCGAGTACACAGCAAATTTGAAGATTCAGCAGATGAAGCAGGAAACCGAACGGGAAAAGTTTGTTAAAACTTGGGCCGAGAAGGTGAATGCTGTTAAGGATGAGTTGCCCGACTTTGATGACATGGTTGCCTCAAGCGATGTGGTTGTACCCGATCATGTACGCGATGCGATTATGGACAGCGAAAACGGTGCAAAACTTCTGTATCACCTGGCTGAGAATCCTGAGATTGCTGAAAAGATCGCCAAATTGCCTCCAATCAGCGCATTGAGAGAAATTGGAAAACTTGAGGCCCGTTTTGATGCCAAACCGCAAGAAACGAGCGCTCCCGTGGTCAAAAGCAAAGCCCCCGAACCTATCAGGCCAATCCGAGCAAGCAAAGGCGCAGTAGATGTCCCCATGTCCAGCGATGGTGTGTGGGAAGGCAGTTACCAAGCCTGGAAGCAAGCAAGGAAGGCGGGAAAGATTCGGTAAACCTAATCTTTTTAAGGAAACCAAATGTCAAATACCTTGCTAACTATTAGCAAGATCACCAACGAAGCGTTGATGGTCTTGGAAAACGAGTTGACCTTCACCTCGGAAGTTGATCGCAACTATGACGATCAGTTCGCCGTAGTTGGAGCCAAAATCGGCAACACGGTTAACGTTCGCCGTCCGGGCCGTTTCATCGGCACGACTGGCCCCGCCCTGAACGTTGAAGATTTCAACGAAACGAGCGTGCCCGTGACCCTGAGCACCCAGTTCCACGTTGACACCCAGTTCACGACTCAAGACCTGGCTCTGTCTCTGGATATGTTCTCGGATCGCGTGCTAAAGCCCGCCGTTGCCGCTATCGCCAACAAGATTGACCGCGATGGTCTGTCGATGGCTACCCTGCAAACCGCCAACATCGTTGGTACTGCTGGCACGCCGCCTACCGGCCTGATTACCTACCTGACCGCAGGTGCGTATCTGGACGCTGAAGGCGCACCCCGCGATGGTCGCCGTTCGTGTATCGTTGAACCGTTCACGAGCGCAACCATTGTTGACAGCCTGAAAGGTCTGTTCGTTCCCCAGGAAGCCATTGGCGAGCAGTACCGTAAAGGTCTGATGGGCCGTGACTCTGCTGGCATGAACTGGAAGATGGATCAGAACGTGGTTTCCCAGACCTTTGGTTCGTTCGCTGGTACGGCTGTGTGTTCTACCACCGCTGCCACGGGCTTCCTGACCTCTGGTTGGGCATCGTCCTCCACGATCAGCATCACCTCTACCGGCGCAGTTTCCCTGAACGCTGGCGATGTGATTACGATTGATGGCGTGTACGCTGTTAACCCCCAGAACCGTCAAGCCTACGGCTCGAACAAGCTGCGTAACTTTGTGGTGAAAGCCGCTGCCTCTGGCACTGGCGCAACCTTCAACGTGACCGTCAGCCCCGCAGTCATCACCGCTGGTCAATTCCAGAACGTGACGATTCCGAGCACCTCCTCTACGGCTACCGTTAACTTCTTCAACAAGACGGGTACGGTTTCTCCGCAGAACATCATCATGCACCGCAATGCGTTCACGCTGGCAGTGGCTGATCTGGAACTGCCGGAAGGTGTGCATTTCGCCGGTCGCGCTTCCGACAAGGAAATCGGCCTGTCGATGCGCGTGGTTCGTCAGTACACGATCAACAACGACTCTATCCCGACCCGTCTGGATGTGTTGTACGGTTGGGCTCCTCTCTACCCCGAACTCGCTTGCCGCGTTGCAGCTTAATTGAAAGGGAATAAATCATGCCTTTGTCTCCTACTACCTACACCAACAACGGCCCTGCCGTTACCACCAGCCCCCACCGTCTGATTGATGGTGACAGCACTGACGGAACCGCAATCGCCCCCAACGGCGGTTTGGTTTCCTTCTTTGGTGCTACGGGCACGACCCAACCGACCTCTGCTGGCAACACCACCACCGTGGCTGCTGGTTCGACCACCGCTGTCTACACGAACACCACGTTCTCTGGCGGCACTGGTTCTACCGCTTACACGGTTGGCGATATTGTCAAAGCTCTGAAGGCTTTGGGTCTTATCGCTGCCTAATCAGCCGCGATGAAGCAGAAAAGCCGCCTCTCAAAAAGGGGTGGCTTTTTCTCTTTTTCTGGTTAAAATCAATTCATCTCTAAGGAGAAATCATGGCTCTGCAAACCACCATCTTGCGTGGGAACATCCTTAATTCGTTCATTATGGGTATTCCTGTCACCGCAACGACTGTTGCCACCTCTGGCGCATCCAAAAACGTGTCTGTTCCTGGCTTGGAAGTTGGCGATGCCGTTACCGTAACGCTTCCCGCTGCTCAAACCACTGGTGTTGGCATTGCTAACGCCTACGTTTCGGCTGCTGAAACGCTGACGATTCAATTCATCAACGCTACGGGTTCCTCGGCCTCCGCTGCCGCTGGTACTTATACCGTTGTGGTTGACCGCGCAGAATCGTTGCCGTTGGCCTCCAACGCTGTCTAAAATGGCATCGTCTACAGTCCAGCGTAATGCAGGGGTTACAGTAGCCCTTGCAGTCACGGCCTCGGCTCACGCCAACGTTGTGATTAACGACAATACCAACGATCAGGTGAACTACACCAGTTTCCTGAATGTTGGAACCAAGCCGTGTGCGATTCGTTGGGGTACAACTGACAGCAATGTCGGAACCCCGGTGTTTCCCACGGATGGCACAAACGGTGACTTTGTTCTCCCTGGGAACATGGTTATGCCGTTGATTCTTGCGACTCCGACAACGCCTTATTACTTGTCGGCAATTTGTGGCGGTAGTGACAGCACTACCCTGTATGTGACTCCCGCAGCAGATCAATCGTAAGAACTATGGCTGACCCTTCATCAGTAAGTGACCAGAATCTGCTACCCGTACAGGCATATTTTGCCGTTGACGGGACGTTCCAGACATTTATTGGGCAGGGTCAGCCATTTTATGCGACAGTAAATCCTAGCCAATCTGGGCTAAACATTACAAATAGCACGATTAACAGCACGACAATCGGCGCTATCACCCCATCAACGGGTGTTTTTACAAACATTGCCACGACAACTGGCACGATTTCAACACTTCCATCTGGCAACACCGACATTGCAAACAAGCAATATGTTGATGCTTACGTTGCTGGATTGTCATGGAAGCCGCCTGTAAATTACGGCACAACCGCAGACATTGCGCTTGCTGGCCTTGGAACTCAAGCCGGTGGCGATTGGGGTTCTGCGCTGACCGCAGGGATGCGTGTTTTGGTCAAGAACCAGAATACTCCCGCAAACAATGGCATTTACATTGCAGACTCAAGCAATTGGAGCCGCGCCCCTGACGCAGACGCTTGGAACGAGTTTGTCTCTGCTCTGGTCTTTGTTGAAACCGGAGCAACTCTGGCGGGTTCTGCCTGGTATTGTTCTGCCCAACCTGGCGGAACACTTGGCACAACGGCTATCAATTGGTCAAACTTTAGTGTTGCCGCGCCGTATTCTGCTGGCACAGGATTAACGCTAAACAACTACATTTTCAGCATCACCAACACGGGTGTAACTGCCGCAACCTATGGGTCGGCATCGTCTGTGCCGGTGTTTGTGGTCAACGCGCAGGGCCAATTAACCTCTGCAAGCAACACCTCAATAGCAATTGCGGCATCTCAGATTACATCTGGGACAATTGACACCGCTAGGATTTCTGGTTCTTACACGGGAATTACGGGTGTTGGGACGCTTACTGCGGGAACTTGGAATGCAACACCAATTGGCAACTCATATCTTGCCAATTCAAGCCTGACCATCAATGGCAACACGGTTTCTTTGGGTGGATCAACAACAATCACGGCAAGCACGACTAATGCGCTGACTGTTGATAATTCAGGAACTGGTGCGGCGTCTGGGTCAACTTTTAACGGCAGTGCTCCGGTCACGATTTCCTATAACAGCGTGGGTGCGCCATCAACCGGGGGCACAAATGCAACAGGAACGTGGAACATAAGCATTTCTGGTAATGCTGCAACCGCAACAAGTGCAACAAGCGCAACAACCGCAACCAATCTTGCTGGCGGTGCGCTTGGTTCTGTTCCATATCAAAGCGCATCTGGAACTACCACTTTCTTAGCGGCGGGGACTTCTGGTCAGGTTTTGAGTACCAATGGCGCGGCTGCTCCCACATGGATTGGCCCTTCTGCTTTTCTGGACAACATAACCACGACTCAAGGTAGCCTAATTTACAGAAACGCCTCGGGTTGGGTTAATTTGGGGCCAGGGACTGCTGGACAAGTATTGCAGACGGGAGGCGCTGGTGCTAACCCTTCCTGGCTCAATCAATCGTCTATTGCGGCAGGTTCTGCGGCTACTGCAACGTCTGCAACAACATCCACAAACCTTGCTGGTGGTGGTGCTGGTTTTGTTCCCTATCAGTCTGGTGCTGGCGCTACATCTTTTGTCTCTGCTGGTACTACCGGACAGGTCTTGACCTCCAACGGGTCAAGCGCCCCAACATGGACAACGCCTACGGCTTACGCAACGGTTACTGATGACACAACCACGAATGCGACCCGTTATCCGCTGTTTGCGGCTGTTACTGCTGGCAACCTGACCACAGAATACGTTAGTTCAACCAAGTACCAATTTAACCCCTCTACGGGCGTTTTGACCGCCACCTCATTCAGCGGCGCTGGTACAGGACTGACCGGGACTGCCTCTAGCCTATCAATTGGCGGGACTGCCTTAAACGTGACCGGAACGGTTGCAGTTGGCAACGGCGGGACGGGCGTTACGACCTTGACCGGATTGGCTTACGGCAACGGAACGTCTGCGTTTACTGCCGCAACTGCCGCCCAAGTTGTTGCCGTAATTAACTCAACCGCTGTCACAAACGCCACAAATGCCGCAAACACGGCGATTACGGATGACACGACAACCAACGCGACTGTTTACCCAACTTGGGTGACAAGCACCACCGGCAATTTGCCTCAAAAAACCTCATCAACTAAACTGTCGTTCAACCCCTCAACCGGGGCATTGACTGTCAGCAACAAGCTAATCATTGCGCCATAAGGAAACGATATGGGAACTCTAGTTTTTCAAGCAAACTTAGGCGGGGCGATTAACCTAGTCGGCCCAAACACCGCATCTACGGTTAACTTCACGCTCCCAAGCGCAGATGGCACTAACGGTCAGGCATTAACCACCAACGGAAGTGGAACACTTGCATTTGCAACTGTTTCTGGCACGCCTGGTGGATCAAACACCCAAGTCCAGTTCAATAACTCTGGTGCATTTGGTGGGTCTGCTAATCTAACCTTTGATGGCACAACCTTTACCCACACAGGCGCATCCAACTTTGCGTCAACCACCGGAAACGTGGGTGTTGGTACGGCATCCCCTGGTTCTAAACTAGACGTCAAAGGCACGCTACGACTGTCTGGGTCATCTTCTGGCTATGTTGGATTGGCCCCCGCTGCCGCAGCAGGATCAACCACCTACACGCTCCCTACCGCTGATGGTACTAACGGACAATCTTTGACCACAAACGGCTCTGGCACGCTTTCTTGGGCATCGTCTAGCGGTGGTGGATTTAGCGGATCAACCACAACGTCATCTGCTGTTGATATTACGCTGACCAATACGTCAACACAGACGCAAGCTGTGTCAATGACTGCTGGTGGCAAATTTGTCATCCTGCCTAACGCCACAACCCTTTCTAATAAGGGTGGCCCAATCTTTATTATCCAGAACAAAGGGCAAAATCCGTTTGGTATTAAAGATGCGGCAGGTAACGTAATTGCCAACATGGTTTATTACGGACAGTCCGTGTCGTTGGTTTTGTTAGACAATGCAGCATCGGCAGGAACATGGGGTACGCAAGTTATTGGTTCTGCGGGTGTTGCGGGTATTGGGCCTATCAATGCCTCTACCATTTCGTTTCTAGCTAATGGCAGTGTCACTGTCTGCGGTCTTTCAAGTACCCAGGCGCTCCTTGTATATGCCAATACTGCCAGCACAAATTACCAGATCGTGCTTGCCACAATTTCTGGTTCAACGGTAACGTATGGAACACCAACTACGTTATACGCATCAACTGCCCCAGGAAATTGTTATGGGGCTATTGCGCTATCTTCCTCTCTTGCGGTGTTTTGCGTTGTTAATAATTCCAGCGTACCACAACTAATTGCGGCTAGTGTTTCTGGGTCTACGATAACCGTAGGAACGGCTGTGGCACTTAGTACAGTTAACCTTCTTGGTCAGCGCGGCATTATGTATCAAGAAAGTTCTACTAACGGTGTTGTTACATTCATTATTGATAACGCTGGAACGCAATCAGCAATTGCTAGAGCGTTTTCAGTATCTGGTACAACGATCACGCTTGGAACTGCACAAAACTTAATTAGCGGCATTGCTTCTGGTACTTTATATTGCGCTACTGCAAAACTTGCCACAGGTTCTTATGTCAGTATCTATTCTGACGGTTCTTCAGGTTACGCTCGTCCCTGGACAATAAGCGGAACAACGATAACGCTTGGAACACAAACATCGTACCTTACTGGCG